AAATCCTTGTATTTAATTGTAACATCTTGGAGAAGGCTTCAAATACACAAGTTATCAATATTAAGAGATCAGTATTATAGTTGCCTTTCAACAGGGTTTGACACTTATATGAGGAATACTTCACCAAGATCCAGTCTTAATGATTATATCTTTTTTTTATATGGTTTCAAAAGCCTTGTAGCACAAGCCACTAGCCAAAGGACTGCAGAATTCCTGATGGATGTTAGGTACATAGTAATGTCATGTTATGCTGATTATACAAATGTCAGTGAACTGATAAAAGACAAGTTCTCACCTCACTACCCTACATGTTTTTCTCGCTGGATTGTTAAAACACTGAGGGAAAAGGTGGGCCCCATTCAGTCTGCATATAAAGACAAAGGGGGTTTTCATCACAATCTACCGATGTTCACAGGGGATGATAGAATAAGGGCTAGCTTAGGCGGATCAATTTCTTTCCCATCATTATGGGGCAATTATACTCTTGGACACCTTCAGGACTTGTTTGATGAACTCTTTGTGTATGTGCTGACTGGCAAAGAGCCTTCAAGTCAATATCATGAGAGCATAAAATCAATTGAGACAATACTCAAGTTTCAAAGAATACATGACAGCCTGGATGTGAAGCAGCAGAACGGTATTCATGATTTTAATAGCTTAAAAAAAGGTTTGATAGAAAAACATCCCATATTTCTTTGGGGTGATGCAATTCATACAAGTGCCAAACTAATGAGCAAATCCATCAATAAACCACATGTGAGGAAAAATATTGAAAAGGGTACACTTTTTGAAGTTATTTCTGAATTGGAATCTACAAAAGCATGTGTCCCTGAGTATGAAAGAATTGTTAATGAAGACTTCAAACCGTCTGCTCGTGATATTGAATCTCTGCGTAAACATCTTCTAAAGACAGGACAAATAATTATTTCTGAATTTCAAAGTAAGCCCTACATCTTTAAAGGTGTACAACAAGGTAGTCCTGTTAATCCCACCAGCTCAACAGGTAGGTCAAAAGTTCACGATTTGCAACTTGATATGTTGATAAGGCACCCTGAAATAATCACTGTGTTGGACGTAGCAAACTGGAACATCTTCAAGAATAGCTCAAGGGTCGAAGCACATATATGTATAAAGGCACAATATGGGGCCAAAAGAGAGTTTTATGTCGTGAACTATGGTGCAAAAGCACAGGTCAGAGTTTTTGAAAATATATTCAAAGCTATAGCCAAAGAGCTACCAAATGAAATGATAAGTGTGCCTGGTGACAGAAAAATGGAGTATATGTCCAAAGCTTTAAATTCAATAATAAAGGAAAGCAAGGAGACTGGTGATACAATAATGTACACAAACGGTGATTGTACCAAGTGGTCTGCTTGTGAAACAATGGCAAGTTTTTTACATATGGTTAGAGGCTTTAGTTCGATTTTAACACCAAGTGAACAGGCCTACTGTGAATCACACTTGGCAAGCTGGTCAAACAAAACGATAAGAGTTCCTGATATTTTACTCCAAGGAACAAGGTTTATAACACACAAAACGTCTTACCTAAATGAAACTGGTGTAATAAGAAGCAGTCAAAATTTCTTGCAAGGCATGTTCAACTACTCATCATCAGTAAAATCTGTCTGTGCCACAGAACTAGCCATAAAAGCTTGGTTCTACAAATGGGGTCTTAAAAGACCAATTATTGTGAAGCATCTAGAGCATTCTGATGATTATGTGTTAATAACAAGAGTTCAGAATATCAAAGACTTTGAAGATTTTAGAGTTATACACAAGTTATGCCAGCGACTTCACGGGATTGTAGACAGTGAAAAAAAAACAAATAGTCAGAGGTTTATAATGGAATTTATCTCATTAATGTGCTTTAATGGCCAAATTGCATACCCACATATAAAAAAAACCAAAGAAACTGGACTCAATATTGCAGGGTTAGGCTACCAAACTGATATAATGACATCCATATCTAGATCTAGTGAGTCTGTTAGGTTAGGTGTTCCCCAAGTTCCAGCCTATGTACAATCATTGCTTCAATCAATAAACATATACAGGAAATATTCTCTTCATAATGGTGGTAGAAATTCTTCTCGTTTCTCTAACGACCCCTTCAATACACCAATTGAACTATTTGGATTGCCAGACTGCTTGCCTGTTTTTTACTTAAATACTTTAGGGGATCCAAATAATTTCAGGTTGAAAAAATATAATGGTCTTGCGCTGAACAGCTTTTTCTCAGGTTTATACGAGTACAGTAAAAAAAAGCAGGTTGAAAGTAGTGTCTATGGGGATCTTCTGCCCACTTTCAAGGGTTTTGACTTCATATACAAGCGAACAGGCAACCGATTAAAGCAGATAAAAATGAACATAGGTTGGGATCAACAAAGGATAAACGACTACTTGAAGGAAAACCCAGAGTATGTATTGATGAAGCCTAGGGAAAGCTCAAGATACTTAGAATGGCTTCAATACATGTACTACAATAAGAGCTTCTCAACAGCCTATACTATGCTTTCAAGGCGTATGATAATGCTACGGCTCTCTTTTTTTGCCAGCGGGAAATGCATAACAGGCTTGGATAATGACGAGGCATTAACACTGAGGCAATTTATAAATACTGAGATACCCAAGCTTAAAAAAGCAGAAGCTCTGGATGAAAGGCTTCTAAACTTAGTGCTTCTGAATGGTGACCCTAATATTGAAGCCTATTTTTCATTATT